TATAAAGTTATATATACAATCAGTTGTTGGAGCTAACTCACAACCTTTATTAAGAGTGTATAAGACAGCACTGTATGATATTACTCTACATTTAAATAATATCGGTATAAAATCTTTCTTATGGGATGCAACTGAAAGAGCTCATCACTATGAAGGTATAAAACATTGGAAGCCAGGTATAGAAGATGCACATCCTTCTCCTAATGGTCATAAGAATATATTCAACGATGTGTTAAAAGAGTTTATTTAGTATGTTGTGGATATTTGGAGATAGTTTTGCAGGTAACTATTGTCTTTTGAAAGATGAGTCTAGACAGGAAAAAGAGTTTCCATATCTGGAATACACTTGGCAGTATCTATTAGCTGAAAAATACAAACATGATTTTAAGTTAAAAGGATTAGGTGGTGCTTGTAATCAAGATACATTTAAAGTAATAACAAAATATTTACATCAGATTGTACCAGGAGATATAGTGATAACTATTCTTACCTCACCTAACAGGCAGTTAGAAGTAACAGAAGAAAAATATAGTTTCAGTGGATTAAAGCGAGAATATACTTCTATACTGTATAATGATGACCCACCAGAAGGACACCCTATAATTACTAGTCATTTAGGTAATCACAATGTTGATGAAGAAACTGAAGCATGTAGGATATTGAGAATGGATAAATATAATACATCAAGTAAGGTAAGTGGTGCTTGGTTACACTGGACTATGGACTACTGGCAATCATTTGTAAATCATTTTAACAGTATAGGTGTAAAAAGTATAGCTTCAGGCTTTGGAGCACTAAGCGGTGATATACACTATGAAGATTGGATGACTTTACATGAGAAGTATTCATGTGATTGTAAGCATTTCTCCAGAGAAGGACATAAATACAACTTCGTAATACTGGATTATGCTATACGAAACAATCTTAACTATATAGATCTCAAATATATACTAGAAAAAGGACCAAAATACATCCAACCATCACTGAAAAAGTAATAAAAAAAGTTGGTACTCTGAATTATTATACCTATATTTAAGTATATTAATAGATAAAAAAAAGGTTATGTTATTACAAATGTTTTTAAATGGGTTTCTTACAGGAATCATCTTACTTATTTCAGTTTTTCTTTTCAAAAAAGTAATAAACTACATTCAAGTAAACGGTAAAGATTCTTGGTTTGGTATTTCAATTCTCATTTCTCTTTTAGTTCTTTTTGCTAGTTGTAGTAAAGAAGAAGTTTTTGAGGATGTATGCGGTGATTGTTTAGTAAACTTCGAAGTACCTTTTGAAAAAGATGCTATGGGTTACTATCATGCTAAACTTAGTTACAATAGTCGTGGAATAGGTAGTTTTAGTGTAGATACTTATGCTACTGTATCAGAAGATTCCTATACTTACTCTATATTCAAAGGAGATATTACTATCGATGAATCAATGAAATTAGATATGGTTCAAGAATCTAGACTTAACCACGATGATAAAGGTTATACTAAACGTATAGTAGGTCCAGTACTAACAAAATATATAGGAGATACCCTGACGGTGAACGTTGAAACTTATTGGGAAGGTAATGCTTCTTGGGAGGTAAGAAAAAATATTTTAAAATTTATCATAAAATAGTTGATTCTTAAATAAATTATTATTATCTTAAATTATATTATATAAATGATATATAAATATATAAAGATTAATAATATATAGATATATAAAGAATAGTAATAATATTAATAAATAATAATTAAATCTAATATGGCATTATCGGCAGAGCAGATACAAAAAAATTACGAAAAGCATCTTAAAATTATAGATACTTACATAATAGATCGTAAAGATAGTGTAAAAGCTATGGTTACATCTATGGAAGATACGTATGTTATGGCTCCTGCTAGTGGGAAGTCATGGTATCATAATGCTTTTGCAGGAGGTTATGTTGATCATGTCAACAGAGTTGTGGAATATGCGGTGAAGCAGTCTAGGTTATACGAGGAGATGGGTGGAATGATTGATTACACCACAGAAGAACTTGTCTTTGCCGCATTATTTCATGATTTAGGTAAGTTAGGAGATGGAGATAAACCTAACTACATACCTCAGACCGATAAATGGCGTCAGGATAAGTTGTCAGAAATGTATACTAACAACTCAGAACTTGACTTCATGCTTATCCCAGACCGTTCTTTGTATATTTTACAAAAGTATGGTATAAAAGTTAGTCAAAGAGAGTTTTTAGGCATCAGATTACACGATGGAGTGTTTGATGAGGCTAATAAAGCTTATTTCTTTAGTTACCAAGAGTCTTCAAGACAGAAAACGTCTATAGTTTCAGTACTTCACACTGCAGACTTCTTGGCATCCAAGGTAGAATATGATATTTGGAAGGGTAATGGAGGTTCCTCTAAACCAAAAGTCGTAAAGTCACAAAGTTCTACAGGAAAGTCGGTAAAATCGTCGGAAGGATTATCTAATATGTTAAAAAACCTATAATGAGCATTAATCCTACACTTTTTTACATAATTTTTGGTGGTTTAGTTGGTATAATACTAATTTTCATCTATATTTTAAGAAACCTACTATTAAAAGTAGAAAAATATGAAGATGAAGTTGAAAAACAAGTCCAATATATACAAAATGTATCGGATATTATTAACAAATCACAGACCCATATCGAAAGTCTAGACTCCAAAGGAGTTTTTGCAGCAGATGATGAAACTGGAGTATTTTTTGAAACCTTAAAAGGTATTCAAGATGTTTTAAACGAGTTTCGGGTACCCCAACAATATGGCAAGAGCAAAGAGTAAAGCTAATTACTTTACCAAAGAAACGGAAGAGTACATAAAAAAATATAACGTATCTACTGACACAGTATACAGGGCTAAAATATTTACAGACCACATATACTTACCTTTTTACAAGTTAGCAGAAAATATCATACATACTTTTAAATTCTACTACACAGATGTAGAACAAATAGAGGATCTCAAACATGAGATCGTTTCTGTTTTACTAGAAGAAAAGATTATGAAGTTTGATCCTGATAATGGAGCAAAAGCATATTCATACTTCGGTACCATTGTTAAAAGATGGTTGATTAACTATAACAACAAGAACTATAAGAGGTTAAAGCAGGTAGGATCCTTCTCAGAAATGGAAGAATCTTACGACGGCACACAAACTTACCTAGATGATGAAAGAGTAACATTATCTAAATTTATCGACGGCTGGGTAGCTGCAACGTATGACTGTTTAGATGAAATGTTTATCAAACAATCAGAAAAAGAAATAGCAGATGCTGTTCTCACACTTTTCAAAACAAGACACGATTTAGAAATATTCAAAAAGAAAGCTCTTTATATCTACATAAGAGAAATGACTGATTGTGAAACTCCTTCTTTAACAAAGGTGATATCAGTACTTAAAGAAGACTTCAAGTCTAAGTACATGGTTCTACACGAGCAAGGTCTTATTACGAATAAACCTTTGTAACTCTATTTATAATAAACCTATATTATGAGTTTAGACAAAGAAATATTTAGCGGAAAAACTTTATCTGACCTCTTTAGTGAGATTCATGACAACTCAACCAACACTAGAGTACAAGTAAAAGCCTTGATTGGTGAACTTAAACCACTAGTAGAGAACGTCGGCGATGCAACTCTTATAGTTCCTATGATAAAGGAATATATGGAGATAGGCGTTAAGAACGATGAACAGTTGATCAAATTAGCTACTATCATACAGAGGATAGAAAGTGCAGCAGCTAAAGGGGAAACAAGTGACATGTTCGATTTCGATGGTCTTCAAGACCTATTAGATGAATCTAAAGAGATAGAAGAGCAAGTAGATAATATCTCACCAGAAGAGGATGAACAGGAGTAGTGGAATAGAAATATCTGGAGTACTTCAAGGATCATCTACCGTTTACGGAAGAGTGATTGATATCATAATGGATGCCAATCATTATCAGTACAACGAAAGAGGTGCTAGTTCTGCACTTTATGGTGTTTATTATAGAGAGCTAAACAGACCCTATAATGAAAATAGAGATGAGTTTGATGACTTTGCTTACTGTCAATTTGATCATACTACCAGGATACCTGTATTAGGAGAAATAGTAGCAATTGAATCACAACCTGATGACGATAGAGACATAAGTGAAAAAAGCTCTAAATCATATTGGACAAGAGTAGTAAATATGTGGAACCATCCACATCATAGTGCTAGTCCATTACCTCAAGTTGAAGAAAACAATTTTGGAGATTATTTTGAGGAAGGAACTGATGTTAATCCTTTACAAGCATTTCCAGGAGATGTACTCATTCAAGGTAGACACGGTAACACTATAAGGTTGGGAGGTACTAACTTTGATAGTAATATTTTCAGTGACGAAGATAATAACGGTAAAGCTTATAACATTATCAAAGCAGGTCAAGAACCACTTGAACCTCATTTTGATCCAACGGTAGAAGACATTAATAGAGACAAAAGCTCAATTTACATGATGTCTGACCACCAACTTGGTTTGATTGAAGCTAACACAAACATACTAGGATACAAAGAAGGAGACGAACCAGAATTAGCAGATGCTTACAAAGGATCTCAAATCGTTATAAACTCTGATAGATTGTTTTTTAATGCTAGAGAAGAATCAGTATTTATTTCAGCTAAGCAGACAATAGGACTTGCTTCAGATAAAATTACTCTTAACGGTACAGAATACGTTGGTATGGATGCTAAAAGAATCTTTTTAGGTACTAACTCCTTTGATGAGGATGAACCTGCACTTAAAGGTGCTACAACCAAGCAATGGTTATCTGATTTAGTAAAAATATTAGAAACTACAGCTAAAGCTTTAGGTAAAGCTCCACCTGTAGGGGATCCTTTTGCAGCAGTCGCAGTTGGTACGTTTAACGTTTTAGTGGGTAGTTTAAAAGCCCATGCAGCTTTATTAAGTACTATTGAATCAAGAAAAGTATATTTAGATAAAATATAATGGCATACTTAAGAATACCACCCAGCTTTCTACCTAATGCAATTGCTAAAGCAGTTTCTAAACTAGAAATTGAACTTAATACAAGGGTACAAGCAGAAGCTGGAAAAATTGTAGATAGAATAAGAAGTGAGGGATGCCCTGCTGATTTAGCTAGAACTGTACAAAAGGTACAAGGCTTGTCTAACGGTGTGAATAAATTAAATAAGAGGCTTCAGCAATTTAAAAAGATGCCTGAAATCATACTTATACCAATAAAGATATTAGAAAAAATTGCTAAAGTAATATTATCACTACCAGTACCTCAATCACCTTCGCCTGTACCTGGACTACCTATATCCGTTACAAATAAGTTAACCGATTTGATTATTGTAACTTATGAATTTATTGCACAGAAAAAAGAAGATGCTGAATCAATAGTAGCTATAGTAGACGGACCATCAATAAGGTTAGAGTTTATTTCCAATCAGTTAAGAAGGGTAAATTCTTTAACCGGTATTTGCAGAGTACAAGCATCTTTAGAAAGAAAATTAGAAGAAGGAGAAATTTCTTTTGAGGAACTTGTACAAAGAGGGTTAATAAATGATGAAGGAGGGTTCGTTACATCGGACCTAGGAAGACAGTTATTAGGAGGTAGAGAAGGTAGATCAATATCAGACCTATCACTAGAATTAAATATAAGTAACGAAGAGGTAGTAAACAGATTAAAATCAGAAAACGTTAATCAAGTATCTGATTTAGACAACAATAACGTAGAACAAGACTTAGACAACTTACTTAACAAGTTAGATGGTTTAGGTTTAGAAGTTATTGCTGATATAAGAAAAGAGTTAGACGGTTTATCAACAATACCTGTCGATACTCTTGGTGATGGAAGATTTTTTCATAGAGGTCCTAACGGATTACTATACAGACTAGAAATAAGAAAAGATGAAAAGTCACCAAAAGTTGCTGCAAAGAGATTTGCAGTTGCATTAGATGAAGAAGAGGTTGTGGTTTTAGAAGGTCCAAAATCTTTCGCTTCAGATACAAATATTCTTTTAGACGAGATAAAATTTAGAATTGATAATCAACTTTCTTAACCAAACTATTTATAGATATGAAACTGGATCAACTACGTAAAGTAATACGTGAAGAAGTAAGAGCAGCTGTTAAGGAGGAGTTACAAGAAGTAATGAACGAAGCAGTCAAGTATGCTTCTACTCCTACCACACAGCAATTGCAGACATCTGCAGAATATACCCCGGTGAAACAAAAAGATCTTTCAAGAAGCTGGTCAACGGGTAAAATTAATCAAGGAACTGTACCTTTAGAAGAAATGCTCAATGACACAAGAGCATCAATGACCGGAGAAGATATAAGAAATATATCCGGCGGCGGCGGGGTATCTAAACCTAACTTTGCATCAATGATGTCAAATCAAATGGTAAGAGAAACAACTAACCAACCAACAGTTGGAGTAGATCTTTCTCAAATACCTGGATTGAATAAAGCTAAAGATATTTTAGAAGCAGCATATGCAAAGGATAAAAACAAAGCTATATAATGGCATTTGAAGTAAAGAAAATAGCACCAATTGATCTACAGCCAAGAAAAGCAGTAGGTGTAAAACTACCTTTTTCAGGTAAAGCTGTTTTCAACCAAACTTTTGAAACTAAAGAAGCAATTAAGACAAACTTAATAAACTTCTTTTTAACCAGTAGAGGGGAAAGATACCTTAACCCTACATTTGGTAATTTACTTCAGAACTTACTTTTTGAGCAATTAACTCAAACTAAAGTCAATCAAATAGACGAACAAGTCAGAAATGACTTAACTACATATTTTCCTAGAGTAGAACCAATCGAGATATCTACAATAGGAACCCAGAAACCAAAACCGTATCCTTTAGCTTGAGCTATAGACTTAGAGAAACTGATATAGAAGACGAACTTTTAATTAACTTTGAACAGTAATGGCTGAAGAGAGAGATATAAAATACATTAACAGAGATTTCGGCGACTTGAAAGAACAGTTGGTAGAGTTTTCAAAAAACTACTTTCCTGATTCTTATAACGACTTTAGTCCTACATCTCCTGGTATGATGTTTATTGAAATGGCTGCCTATGTAGGAGATATTCTTTCTTTCTACCAAGATAGTCAAATACAAGAGACATTTTTACAGCATGCTAAGAACCCAGGTAACTTATACTCATTAGCATATATGATGGGATATAGACCTAGAGTAACATCTGTTTCTGAAGTTGAGTTAACAGTAACTCAAAGAGTACAAGCTACCGGTGTATCTTATAAACCTGATTTCGATCAAGCACTCAGTGTAAGAGAAAATAGTACCATAAAGGCTAATATAGGTGATAACCCAACTTTTATCACTCGCACATCTGTTGACTTTAATTACAGTAGTTCGTATGATCCAACCGATATAAGAATATTTTCTTTAGATAGTGGTAATCCTGCTGAATATTTACTTACTAAAAAAGTAAAAGCATTTTCAGGTAATATAGAAACTACTACACAGACATACACTACTGCAGAACAATTTGCTACTTTTGAAATACAGGACAGTAACATAATAGGTATATTAGATGTTACAGATAGTGATGGAAAGATTTGGACTGAAGTTCCTTATTTAGGTCAAGATACTGTTTTTGAAACGGAAAACAATTCAAATACAGACAGTAGTTTAGTACCAAACAATCTCAAACTTAAAAAAGTACCTAGAAGATTTGTAACAAGATTTTTATCTAACGGTAATCTTCAAGTACAGTTTGGTTCTGGTATTACAGGTCAAGATGACGCTACCATAGTACCAAACCCTACTAACATACAAAATACCTCTACCTTTAATAATACTAATGAATATTTTAAGGCATATGATCCATCTAACTTTTTGTTTACACAAACATATGGATTAGCTCCTTCTAATACCACATTAACGGTAAGGTACTTAACTGGAGGAGGAGTAGGTGCAAACGTACCTGCTAATACAATAAACTCAATAGACACCGTAGTAACTTCAGCAACAGACGATACTTTTGCAG